CCTCTAACAAAGCATCCCCTGTCACTGTTCTAGGTATGTCAATACTGGGATCAATTTGTTTTAGTAAGGTGTTTTTGTATAGAGATACTCCTCCGCCCTCTGCGGTTTCTCCCCCAGTTTCTCCTCCTATAGCGGTAAACCATTCTTTTACGTTTCTACCTGTTTTAGCGGCCCATTTCCTAGCTTTATCAGCAAACGATGCGCCTAGTTCTTTTACTGCATCAGCTTTCTTACCGAATATATCTTTTAATACTTTACTGTCAAACTTGTTACCAAACACCATAGTAGAGGCTATTGCGGCTACACCCCCTGCTAGACCTACTTTTTGTGCTATACCCGCAGCAACTATGCTACGACGTAAATCTCCATCATTGGCGTTTAGTTTTGCTAACGTATAATCTTTAGCCGCTTGTTGAAACTGCTCTTTTGTCATAGCACCAGACTGCACTAACTTACTATTAGCTTGTATAACCGCTTTGTATTCGGCGGAGTCTCGTATAGCTAAAGTTTCAACTCTTTCTTGAGTAGCCATAGCATCGTTATAGGCTTCGGAAGTAGTACCACCCACTGCTTCTGCTACGTCTAAAGTTAAAGAACTTCCTACAGTAGCCCAGTTACCCGCCTTGTTTATCTGCGCTAAAGTATCGGCTGTAATGTCTGCTACATCTACCCTACGACCAAGAGCGGAGCTAGTTTTTAGTATACCTTTAGCAGCTAAACCCACCTTACTTGCTACTAAAAAACTAAATGCTTCTTCACCTAACTCAGTTACTGCTTCAAACGAGGTAGATAAAGGAGCTTCTTTAAGACCCCCAAAAAACTCAGCTACCCCATTCATAATTGAGTTGTAAGTACTAGCACTGTCATTCCTACTTTCAACAGTATTCGCTAATAACTCATCTCTTCTCTCAGCGGTTAAGCTACCACTTAGTACAGCCATGTCTAGCTGACTTTTTAGAGCTTTGTATCTAACACTATTTATTGTTTCTTCTTTAGTTTTTTGCTCAAAATACGTTTTGTCTTCAAACTTAGCTTGAAACTCTTGTAGTTTTTTAGCCGACTCATTAAGGCTTTCTGGTTTAGATTCATCTGACATACCTAAAAGATACTGAGATACCTCCGCCAACTTAGTGTTCTCAGGGTGGGTTTCACCCATTGTAAACACGCCATTTATTTGGTTGAGTATATTTCCGCCTGTAGATAATGCTGCGGCTACAACAAACTGATCTGCCTCTATTAAAAAGTCTCCAAAAGCAGTGCCTTCAAACATCGACTCCCCTGCTTTAGCTATCCTCATCTCAATTAAATACTTGGCACCATCGTAAATAGCACTGCCTATTGTTTCGGCTATCAAAGGGTCAACTTCAGGGTCTGTTATGGCTACAGCAAAGGCTTCAGGGTCTTCTTGTCTATAAGTGTCAAGTATTCCTCCTAGAGCATCTGCAAACTCTATAGTGCTACCATCTACACCCGCAAACGACCCATCATCATTTGCTTCAAAAGCACCTTCAGGTAGGTTTATACCCGCATCAAACATTGCTGTTTTAAGGCTAAGAATACACCCTTGTTGCACAGCACGGGCATTAGCTCCCCCGCCTAAGACTACGGAACCAACTTTTATAAGGTCACCAATTCCCAAAAGAGAACCATCGACATTTTCTAAGCTAATACCTTCCGCAGCAGCAGCCATTCCAGCCGTACCATAAACAATGTTAATGTCCGCTAGTGGCCCTAAACTTGTGTTAGGAAACATTTCTCCTAAAGTAGTTGGTATTTGAATAGCGTCAACACCCCCTATAGCAGTAGAAGCAGCGTTAAATCCTTCTATAGCTCCGGGAATAGCGCGTAGCCAATCGGATAAGTGTAATGTCTCCCCTGAAATACCTTTAGCCGCCGTGTACAAAAGACCTACTCCGGGAGAAAATATAGCGGCTATAGACATGATAGGATCTAGAAAATCCCATACACTACTCTCAGGTCTAAAGTCATCAGACCTTCCGTTAGCTACACTGTTACCTATGCGTTGGTAAAACTGATTAACGTCTAAAGGATCGTCGCTTTTAGGATAAAACTGAGGTGTCATTAAATCAGTTCTAAGGTCGGTATCTCCTGCACCAGAATTGTCTAAGTATATTTTATCGTTTATTTCTACAAACTTTATTGCGTCTGGATTTTCTACAGGGTCGTAATTAGCGTTAACCTCTTGGACGTATAAACTTTCATATGTGTCTTTGTCTATTCCTCCTGAAGCGTGTAACCCGTGCAAATAAGTTAACTTGTCTTGTAGAGGTAGAAAACCATACATCTCCGCAAAAGCGTCAGGGTCTTCTGATCTAGCTTGTTCTAAGTCAGCAGTGAACTCTTGGTATTTTTCTAAGCCATATTCAGCATTAATAGTGTCAAATACTACCTGTGGCCCTTCACTTTTTACCGTGTCGTAGCCTATAGTAAACGGCATGTCTTCCCACTCAGCGTGAGGCGTGTCTGATAGGGTGTTTAATTCTGCAAATACTTTATCTGGATCTACACCAAGGGCTAAGGACTTTTTAGCGCTTGCCCAAGTTTGACCTTTTATATCCGTACCCTTATCTCCTGCAAGGGGGTTCTGCATACCTTCAAAATACTTATTTAGTATTTCTTTTTTCTCAGGGGTAAACCAGCTTTGTTCAGCTAGACTTTCTCCATTAGGTTGGTAAGTTTCAAAGTCTACTAAGTAACTTGTGTCTTCTAAAACAGTGTTAATGTCAAAAGGTAATTCAGCCGCAGCAGCTACAGCATCCCAATCAATATCTCCTACTGAGGCATCCCAACCACCGCCACCTATGGAATCTAAAGTTAAAAGTAAATTAGCAAAGTCTTCGCCGTAACTCTCTTGGATAGAATCAATAGCAAGAGTAATATTACCCGTTGAAGCATTCTGAGAAGGCATCGAATGTTTATAGGCTTTGTACGATGTTGGAAACCACTCAGGGGTAGCTAAAGCGCCCATACCTAGGAAAGTTTGGCCGGGATACCGTTGCAGAGAATACTCATCAGACCATCGGTCACGAGATACTGAAGATTGCCACTCTTTAAAAGATTCTAGTTGAGATAGAGGAGGCGTTACATAATCAAAAATACTGCCGTCTTCAAGAAAATCCCAGTAGTCATCTTCACCAGTACCACCTAAGTCTGGGTCAGAATATAGGGGATCTTTGGTTTTTGAAGGATCATTTGAATCATCAAAAGGATCTTTATGTTTTGGAATATGCGGCATCTTACGTAATCTCTAATATGCTTGCTACAACGTGTAACCTATTAGCAGTAGCCGCAGTGACTTTTAATATCTCAGTAGGTTGTAATACTAGGGGGGCAGTCAATAATTCTACAGTAGCATTAGCGCCAATAGCTTTTGTCTTAAACAAGCTAAACACCGAGCTACCATTAGTTACAGTAACAGTAATTGTGTCCGCATTACCAGAGTCTTCAGAGACTAATATAGACTTAACAATGCCTGTAGTTATGCCAACCGCTGTGTACAACGTAGTTACACTATTAGCAGTTAGGTCGAGTTTTGCATTTACGTAAGTATTAGCCATTAGCTCATAAACCAAGTAGAGGCTTCAGATTGCTGATTATACGTAGTGTTGCGAAGCGCGTTGTCTATTTGATTAAAGTAAATACGTAGTATCTTGTTAAACTCTTCAAATTCTTGCGCAACATACTCTTCTGGGGGGTATGGCAGCGCGGGCGCACGGAAAGGTACAAAATATCTAGTTCTGTCTACAGCCATTATCGTCTACCATCAGGTCGCATATCAATTCGGGGAGAACCTAACTGCCAAGTAACTCCTTCGGCGCTAGACTCTATTTTCATAGCCATTTGACGGCCTCGTACACGGGTATATACTTCGCCTGTAAACTTCTCTACAGGTGTTACAGCAGTTCTAGTAATAGCGCCAGTGTTTGATCCCCCCTCAGACAACGGGTTGTTATACCCTGAACCAGAATTAGCTAGAGGTAGCAAAGACATAGTAGCACTAGGAGAGTTTACTAGAGACCCATCAAAAGTAATATCTGGTATCAACCGATGAACAAACATAAACTGGTGCCCATCATCAAGATCAAACTGGGCAGACTCTATAAAGGCTGCAATAGGAGCTGTAGTACCTGTCTCATTATCGTCAACGCCTTCTTCATGGTCAACTAGATTAAAGGTATAAGTAGCTGCTAGAGGGTTGTTTCTAAGTCCAGAGTCTAACCAAGCAGAGCGAGACAAGGTGCCGTAGTACCATACATCTTCTAGGTAGTTATACACCACATACTTGTTTGCTACCGTAGAACTGCTAGAGCAGTAAAACCACCATACTTCGTGATATGACTCTATCGTGCCAGCAAATACCTGTGGGTACTGAGTAACATTAAAGTCGTTAAATATAAACTTACGTAAGTCACATCGTAAAGGCTTGGTACGTCCATCGTACATGTAGAACTTGTCCCTACCCATCCAGTAAGCTACACCGTTTGCATAGGCTACAGCATTTTGTGATGCTATAGATGTGTTCTCACCTACTAACTGCGCAGTCCACACAGCAGGGGCACCTACATACTGTAACGCGTATACAGCAGAATCCGTCCATACTAGTACTTCTTGGCGCGATTGCTTTGCAGCAATAATGTTGGTGCCGTTAGACAGTATCAAATCACCTGCCTGATTAGTAGCAGAAGGTGTCCAGTTTGTAGCGTCTTCTTGGTCTGACCACCGTATGAGCATAGTGTTTAGAGCAGATGACCCTAACTCGTTACACCCAAAACAAAATACAAACCTGCTTATGTCAGATACTAATGTTAAGTTTTGAATGGTGGGTACGTTAGATGCGCCACTTAAAGAAGCTAAAGCTACGCCTCTTTGATTTAAGTTGTTTGTTGCGGATGCATCCCAATAGAATAACGTGCCTCCACGAGGGCCAAATACAAGGTCTTCACCAAAGTTGGCTTGACTCCACTGGCGTACTTCTTCTACTGACTCAGCGCCTATACCCCATAGCCCAGAACCCCAAGAAGACGCGCCCCAACCTTGAATAGGTATAGCAAATGCGGGGCCAACATTTATCT